ATGAATCGTTCGATTCCCAAACGGCATCATTTCGTGCCGGAAATGCTTCAAAAGCGATTTATAAGTGAGCAAGGTGGTCTGTGGACTTACGATTCGCGTCGGCCGATATCGCAGTCGCTCAACGCGATGAGCCATCCTTGGGGTGGATTCGTGGAGCGCGTGCTAAGGTGCCTCGACCATCAGTGAGGCAGCCCATGTCAGAGAATCGCTATAATCTCCGCCAGGAAGACGACGGCACGTGGACGGTGTTCGACATCTTCACAGGCCTGCCGGCGGAAGTGAATGACGTTGAGCAGGTCGGCTTGGAGATGGAGCAGGCCGACGATCTGGTCGACCTGTTGAACCTGCTTTACATTAAGCGGCGAAGTGGGCCGGTGCATTGAGGGGAGCTTAGCCGCTCTTCAGCTTTGCACCGCGTTGACCTGTCCTCAGCTCCTTTGCCATCGTCAAGGCTACTGCCAGCGATGCCTTCGCTCTATCATCTGGATGTAACGGCGCCTCGCTCCTATCGGGCTCGACCACGCAGCGTCGCTGCATTTCCTCAATCGCCGCCAGCGTCGTGAAGTCCTTGCCGGCAATCCGCATAAGCTTGAGCCTACCGCGCTTAGCCTCACGGCGAAGGCCGGCCGGCGAAATGCCGCCATAAGGGAAAGCGATCGGGATGATGTCCTTAAGACGCATCGGGGCGTTGGGGTCAGGTCCGTCTTCATCGGGCTGCCGCATCTGAATTCCTCGCCTTCCGGCAACCAGCGGTCCCCGGCGCCTGCATCCCCTGCCAATGTGGCTTCGGCCGCCGCTAAAAATTCAAGTAGATATTAACGTCTGGTCGGCGGTAGTCGCGGTAGTCGCCACTGTAGCCGTAGCTCCGGCTGTAGTCATGGCGCGGGTAACACCTGCCGTAGTAACGGCACGACCGCCAAGCGTGTCGCCTGTTCCAGTGGTTGTCTCGCCAATTGCGCCGATGGTTGATCTGCTCAACCGCATCCGTCTGCACTTGCGCCGGCTGAGGCGCGTAGATGGGCGCAGCCGTCACCGGCAAGGCGAAAGACGCAGCAAGAACAACGCCTGTAAGGGCGGATAAGAGCTTTTCCATCGGGGCCTCCTCCTCGGTGCCAACGAGATTGCGCCGCCGAGGCTGAACTGCCGATGAATGATTGTTACAGAAAAGCCCCTCGCCCGCGAAGAGCAAGGGGCTGGCGCCAGCGTGGGCCGTCGCCGTGAGCGCGTTGGTCCGGTGGTGAGCCGGCAGCCTTGCGGCTGGTGGTGGCAATCTGCGCTCGATGTTCTTTAAAACTCATTGCGCCGCCAGGACGCGTAAAAAAGCCAGTCGCGATCGCCGCGGCTGTGGTTGCATCGCCTGCACGCCATAGCCAGATTGGACCAATGGCTCGTACCGCCATCAGCGCGGCGCTGCAGGTGTTCGAGTGTGGCTGCGTACGGCCGGGCAGCGTCGTATGATCGGTACGTCAACACGACGTGCTCTCCGCAGTAGCAGCAGCGCCCTTGCTGCTGCCAGAACAGAAGCCACCTGAAATACTGTACAGCGCGTGTATCCATCGCTGCCTCCATTCGGTCGGCGCCCTCATGGCTCGGCGGCGCCGAGTCTTGGTCTCGGCTGCCGCAGGTCGGCACGCCTGAAACTTAGGCGGGCTGCAGTCGCTCCGTGGCCTTTTGGATCTGATGGATCTGAAACGCCAGTTCCTCGATGCCAGACTGTTCCAGCAGCTTGACATCCAGGATGTCTTCCAAGGTGTGCAGGTTGCTGAAAAGCTCTCCGACCAAGGTAACGGCGACCTTCGCCTGCATCTGGAGATCATAGGCATCCTGCGACCAAGGGCGGTGCGGGCTGCTGTCGTCAGCGCCCTGCACCTGTTCTCTGCCAGTCTCAGCGGACTGGCGTCTTAATCTTTTGTCTTCCTCGTGCGCGGCTACCGGTGTCGGTCTTAATCTGACAATGGTCATCTTGGGTCTCCTCGTGTATCTGTGGTTTACGAAAATAACCCTAGGGTATATCAAAACGCCCGTCAAGGCGAAAAATAACCGTCAAGAGTATTTTTGTTGCCGCGAGGGGTATGATTTGATATGTCAGAGACATGATCACGCCCGCTCAAATCAAGGCCGCAAGGGCCATGCTCGACTGGAAACAAACAGATCTGGCCGCGGCGGCTGGCCTTTCGGAGATGAGCGTCAAAAATGTGGAGAAGGGCCAGAAGGACTCGAGGATGAGCACCATCCAAGCTATTCGCTCGGCCCTCGAATCCGCCGGGATCATCTTCATTGACCAGAACGGCAACGGCCCAGGCGTGCGACTGCGGGATCGACAAATTTAACAAATTTGTCAGGCACTTACCCCTTGTCTTGCTATCTTTTACGCTTGACCGCGTGAATTCGCGCCAATAGCTTACAATTCGCGGCCCACCAATCCGCAAGTCGTTATTCGCGGCGCCCGCCCCACCACCCCAGAGGAGACGACAAAAATGCGGTCGGCATCCGTGCCGGCGGCAAAGTGTTTTCTCGTTGATGGAGGTGGCCATGGCGTCAACCGTTCCGCTCGATACGATCTACACCGCCGAAGAGGCCGCAGCTCGCCTGCGCTTGACCAATCGCGGCGTGATCAAGCTTGGCAAAGAACATGGCGTGTGCTCGCGCTCAGGCCGCAACTACCTGTTCTCCGAACGTGATTTGCTGGCCTTATGGCAGATTCTGCGCGAGCCGCCAAAAGTGCCGAAGATTCCGACAGTGAAAGCGCATGCCTCTGATCTGAGGCTTTACGACGCCCCCCAGAAACTTACCGCCAAAAGGAAGGGCCCCGGTCGGTCGAAATGGGAAGCCACCAACGCCAAGAACAAAGAATTGCGCGAGGCAACAAAGGCGGCAGTCGAGAAATGGAAGGACGACGAACCGCTGGATCACGGCAATCGAGATCCGGCTTATTGGACGCCTGAACGGAAAGAGCGTCGACGCTTGGAAAGCCTGGCTAAGAAAAGGGGATGGATGGCTCGAACATGACAGACAATGACCTTCTAAACAGCCTCCTCGGGGCTCTTGCGATGATCCGAAAGAAAAGGCGCGGGCAGTGACTAACGACCCCCTCTCCAAGCTCCCGCTTTTTGCGACAGACGATGAGATAGCAATCGCCATCGTCGGCAGGAAACGAGCTTCTGATTGGAAGCGAGGAGCGCTCCAAATCCTTGAGGCACGCGGGTTTCCCAAGGTAGATGCCCTCCACGGGGGGCGGCCGGTGCCGCTCGTTCGGAAGTGGTATGAATTGCACATGGGACTTCACCGCAGTTATGCGCAGGCAACGCTGGACGAGGGAAAAGAAAACCTCGGAACATGGACACGGACAAAGAGTCTGCGGCGCAATGGTGATCGGAACCCGGAGCTCGGCCTCGACTGGCGGAGCCAGAAGGTGCTGCTCTACATGGTTGCTCATCCCGATGCTCGAACCCATCCTGCGATTCCCGATGCCGGGGCATTTGCTATGAAAAAGCTGGCGGAGAAGGGCGTCATCGCTGCCGGGAAGACAGACAGGGACGGCGATACGGTTTGGAACGTGACCGACCTTGGTGTCGAAGAAGCGAAACGCATCGACTTCTGGTACAACGGAAAGACGCGGACTGACCTATGACCGACAACTCCCCTCGCCTCATCGGCCGCAAGGAGGCGGCTGCCTATTGCGGAATATCTCCGACCTGTTTCTCGATGTGGGTGGCTAGCCACAAAATGCCGCCAGCCATCCCCGGCACGCGCAAGTGGGACAAGCGAGCGATCGACGCGAAACTCGACGAGATCAGTGGGCTCGATGTTCGCGAGAAGCAGGCTGAAACTGGCTTGCAGAAATGGAGGCGTGAGCGCGACATGCGTCGAGCAGCACGAGAAGCGCGTTGACCGCAACCAACTGTGGAATGACATCGGTCTCCCCTTCCCCACATCGCGCGGCCATGCTTAGTTGCGCATGGGCTAAATTTCTTCTTTGAGGGGCATTACATGAAATTCCGTCTGATCGTGCTGGCGTCCGCGCTGGCTGTGGCTTCCTGTGCCAAACGTCCTGACGCAATCGTGCCGGTCGATATCCCGATGGCAGCGTACAGCAATCAAAGCTGTCAGGGTCTGGCGCAAGAGCTGATGAAAGAGCAGGCCAATCTTGCCGCTGTTTCTAAGCAACAAAACCAAGCGGCAACAGGCGACGCGATCGGCGTGTTCCTGGTCGGTGTACCTGCGTCCAGCACTTTCGGCGGAGATAAGGAAGGCCAGGTCGCCGTGTCAAAGGGCAAGGTGAACGCGATCGAATCGTCGATTAAGGCGAAGGGGTGCAAGTGAATCTCGCGGTTGAGCGCCGCAAGCACTCCTGCAGACAAAACATTATGAGAAGATTATGTCCAGGCATCTAAGGCGTGCGCAAGCGAGTAAAGCAAAAAGACGGATTAAGATCGCTCCCAGAAAATACTTATCAGAGCACTCTGTAAGCCTTTACACGGCTCGTTTCCTCGCATTGCCCGCCAGTCAACTAAATGGCGACGCTGCAATGGATGAGGTTGCCGCGAATATAGCGAAAAGCTGTCACATCTATCTCATCTGCCGTCGCCCATCTCAGTCGTTTGCCCCGGACACATTTCAGTACGTGAATGGGCGACTGAATGGGCACATTCGCTATCGAGTGCTGGGAGAAGAGCGGCTTGAACCTTTTGTCTTTCCCTTGAAACTCGTCGACGGCGCAGAGCGCGTAGGTTTGTCTGATTACCCCCACAAAGAGGTTCGGACGCTAAACGCCAACGGAGAGGTTGTTCGGAGATTCCCCGCGTTTGCCATGTCCCCGGGGATCATCAATGTGCCGGATCTTGTTCAACTTGAAGTCTTGTATGTGGGGCAGGCGTATGCCGGCGGTCGCCGGTCCGCCTTCGACCGTCTCAAAAGCCACTCAACGCTTCAGAAGATTCTGGCCGACATGCAAGAGAAAATGCCAGACGACGAGGCAGTGATTCTAACGTTCGAGTATGTTCCATATCAGATAATCTCTTCGTTCGACGGAACAGCAACTGATGCAATCAGTGACGAGACAGACAGCAGGCGCTTCATCAGCATCCTCGATAATCCGCTCACCGATGAACAGCAGATCTGCCTGGCTGAAGCCGGCTTAATTCGGTATTTCCAGCCAAAATACAACGAGATCTACAAGCGTAGTTTTCCGAAGAATGATCAAAAGATTCTCAACTCGTGTTACGAAGTGGATTTCTGTGGGTTGATCGTAGAAATCGATACTTCCGAGGTTGGATATTACCTGTTTTCGCAAGGGCGCGCCCCGGCTGTGCACCACACCGCTCAATTTGACCTTTTCGATACAGAGGTGCGAAGGAGTTTCTTTACCTTCGGCAGCGGAGAAAACGCGTTCACGATGCCCGGTGTGATCTCCCCAAGCTGAAGGATGATGCCGCGGCACAAGTTGCCAATGACGGACCTATTTTTTCTCGCAGCCAATCTCAAAAAACCGTCGCATCATCCTCCCTTGCCGCAGCCTCCCGTCATCCGTCCAGGCGCGGTATTCGACTTCTGCGACCAGCACCGACCAGTGAAGATGGCGCCCTTGCGCTGCCCCTGCCCTATCCAGCTCCGTCGGTGCCGACGTCTATGTACCGCCCAATCGACCGTAGGTAGGCCACGATCTCCGATTTGAGGAAATCACGGTCGCCGTAGGTTTCCTCAATCTGTTCCAGTTTGCGCTCTACCTTCGCATACTCAGCCGGGGAAAGGTCTGCGTCCCCGAGCACGTATTTGTCGTGACCGACCGCACAGATACCGCAGCCGGTCTCCATGATTTCATCGACGAAGGCGGGAATGTCACTCTCCTTCATCAGCTTTTGTTTGATGCTCTGCGCCATAGGGTTGCTCTCGTTCGCGAATTCGCGCGTAGATTAGACAGGCTGCCGCATCACAGTAAACTCGTAAGAAGTGACAATCCTCGAACCGAGTTCGCCCCGGTTCGTTCCATCAATGCCGCCCCTCGCTGCTCGTGCCTTTGCGTTTTCTACATCAGCTCGAACACTGCCGCCTCGTCCTCCCGCTCCCTGATCCCCTTGAATGACGCATGCCGTAGCTTCCCATCGTCGGTCCATGCGCGATACTCGACCTCGGCGACGAGCACCGGCTCAGTGAAGACGGCATTCTTCCTCCGCAGGCTCACTGCCGGCGATTTCGTCTTCATCCCCTCGAGCAGCTTCCGCAACTCGCGCGACAGTTCGTTTGACCAGCCAGTCCCGCAGCCGCCGACATAAACCAGGTCTCCGCCCTGCCGAGCGCCGAGAAGTAGCCGGCCAATGTGGCCGGGCACGGTCGACGGCTCGAAACCGACGATCACGAAGCTGTCCCGCCGCTTACAGGTGATCTTCTGCCACCACTCGCCGCGGCCGGACCGATACGGCTTCTCGACATTCTTGGCGATGATGCCTTCGAGGCCGTGCTCGCAGGCGACGCGGAAGAACTCGTCGCCATCGGCCTGAACCTCTTCCGATAGCCGGATGGCACCGGCACGGCCGGCTACTATCGGGTCGAGCAGCCACCGGCGTTCGCGAAGCGGCAGTCGGCGCAGGTCCCAACCATCAACATAGAGAAGGTCGAAAGCAAAGAAGATGATTTCGCGTGGATCATGCAAGCTAGGTCGCTTACCGAGCGCGCGCTGAAGCATGCCGAAATCCGACCGCCCCTCGTCGTCAAGCACCACTGCCTCACCGTCGAGGATCAAGGTCTCGTAACCGAGCTGACGCGCCTCGGCCGCGATAGAGGGAAACCGGGACGTCCAGTCGTACCCACCGCGTGTGATTACCCGTACCCTGTCCGGCTCGACGTGAACGGCAAGCCGATATCCATCCCATTTGACCTCGAAGGACCAATCCGGCCCTTTTGGCGGCTTGTCGACTAGCATCGCCAGACATGGATCAACCCGCTCCGGCATCGGGTCCGGCGATGAGGTGCCACGCGGTGTTTTCGACGATGCTCTGGCCATTAGCCCATTAACGCACAGGCTCGGAAAAAGCCGAATTGACTCTTTCGGCTGAGAGAACATAGTAAGAACAAACACAATAGACGGGTAATGAAAATGAGCGACGAAGCCGGATCGAGTGCCCGCAAGGACACCATGATGTATGAGCACTGGTGCGAGCATCCCGGCTGCAAGAAGTGGGGCAGTCTCGGCTTTGCCTTGGGGAAAGAGGAGCCACGATGGTTCTGCGCGGAGCATCAGCCCGAATGGAAGTTGAAGCATGCCTAGAGACGGAGCCTGGTGGCTTTCGGAGCTTCTCGCCTGGACGAAGATCCGCATCAAATGCGAGTGCGGTGTACAGAAGCAATACGACGCACGACAGCTTTTCGATCGCATAGGAGACCGGAGCATGCCGGGGCTGCTCTCCGACTTCTCCAAGGCGCTCGGTTGCCCCAAGAGCGGCAACATCCAACGCGACCGCTGCAAGCTTACATACGACATGCCATCGGGAGAGCCGCCCGTCTCTCGAAGGAGCCGGCTGGTGATGCGGCCCCAGCCGGTGCCCCTGAAGAGATTACTTTCGCGAACCTTCCCGAATGGTGCGACGTCCTGTGCAAGTGCCGGAGCTGCGGCCGTATCGATCGACTAAATCGGCGCGCTCTGGCCGCGCGCTTCGGCAAAAGACAAAGCATCCTTCAATTGGCGCCGAGAATGCGATGTAAGAGGTGCGAGAACCGAGACGGCAACACGATCTTCATAGGAAAGCCCCGGCAATAAGCCATCGCGCAGGCGCGTATCTGCCGCCGGCGAGTGGCATTTCGGAGCATGAGCTGGTGAAGATGCTCATCGCCCGTCTGGACGGCCGCCAAGCGAAGCAAGCGCTGGGAGACGATTGGAAGGGCTGGTGGCCGGACGATGACGGCGGGGACGATGACGGCGGCAGCCCCGCTCCTCAAGATCGAGAGATGGCCTGACGCAAATAGAGCTGCAGTTAGGATTGGCCAGGGTCCGCTGCAGCTCCGATCGCGACGCTATCATCATCTAGCTTGGGCCTATTCGCCCTGTTCCATCCAAGGGAACCGCTTCGAACGTCGCATAGCTTATTGTACTCTCAGCGAAAGCGGGATCAAGCTCGCACCCGGAAAAACTTGCAAGGAACCGAGCTAATGGGCGAGAACTATCTGTTCCCGAAGACCGCTGAAGAGCAGGAGGCAGAGCGCCAACTGACCGAGGCCATGCACACCTTCAACGCGGCCATCAAGCACGCTGCGCAATGTGGGTTCGAAATTGAACTGAGGCCGGGAACATGGTCATTCACCAGCTACAGCCGCGCCCCTGTGCCGTACGTCGACGTCATCGCCCGCCTGCAGGGAAGACAAAAACCGCCCGAGTTTGTCGAGATATGAAGGGGCGTCTGGGCAGAGGGCATCAGCGGAAGTAGAATCAAGGGAAAGCGCCGGAGCTCAACGTCTCTTCTGATTAGGGAACGGCTCTCGCCCCAAGGCCTTGGCGATTTTGCGCCAGGCGTGTGCACCCATGCCAGGTATGCGCAGCAATTCTACTGAGGAGAGGTGCTGCATGTCTTCGACTACCTCGTATCCGAGCTGGTTAAGCTCGGCGAGGAGCCATGGCTTAAGCTTCAAGTCTTCAAGTTTCGTGCTCATGCCGAAGACCAGATCAGGTCAACGCACACCGCGCAATTGCATGATTATGCGGGCAGAGTTGACCTGGCAGGCCAGAGCAAGCAGCCCGCCACCAGACATCTCCAGGGACACCCGCGCGATTTCAATTGTGGATAGCGGGCCGAAACAGAACAAACGTCGAACGCAAAGACTTGCATCCGCCAACCGATTCGCGGCCAGATAGAAAACGGCGCCGAAGTTGTGATTCGGTGCCGTTTTCGCAACCAAGCCATTGGACGGCTCGATTTGTCGGCAACAGAGACATTTAATCCAGAGATGAGTCTCGTCAAGCCGTGCTGTGGCTCAATACAGGAAAACAAACATGGCTGACGCATTCCAGGTTACGCAACATCGACCCGACAATCAGGATGCAGACAGACGCATTCAGGGCCTCGGCGGCCCCGGCGGAGGCGGATGGTACCGTGATATAGACACGTTGATCCGCGGTATTGAGAATAAGGACTTCTCACTCTGGACAGTCGCCCCGTCCGGGAAGTCCGTGTGGGTGGTTGTTGCCAAGCGCAACAACGGCCGGAAGTATCTCAGGACCGAGGCGGACGGCATCGAGCCGAACAACTTGTTGGCGCTCCCTCGCGTGTAGATCAGGTAAGCTACGCCCCTTTCTTGGAGATAAGAAAGGGGCGTTTCCATGCACTCACCCCGCCGCACTGCCGGCGATTGAAGCACTGAGTTTGCAGAATGGCGAAAGCAACGAAGCCACTGTCTGACCAAGAGGTCTTTGCTGCCCTCCTTGGAGATGACGAACTGAGGGTGGTTATAAACGCGGGCATCGTGATCGAAGCGGCGCTGGACGAGTTGTTTCGCAATGCAATGGTCGACGCAGAAGCTTTGGCCGACATGCGACTGTCCTACGTTCAGAAGGTCTCACTCGCAGTCGCACTCGGTTTCGAACCGCGTATCAAGAACCCGCTGAAGACACTCGCAACAATCCGCAACAGGTTTGCCCACCAACTGGGCACTGCGATATCGATTCAAGACGCCAAGAACTTTTACGCTTCCTTTCACTCCAAGGATAAGGACATCATCCAGCGAACTTGGCAAAGGCTCGCTAGCGAAGGCAAGTCTCCTAAAGCCACGCTGAGTGCAGCTAACCCGCTCGAACAATTCGTTGTTTTGGTCGTGACGCTGAATGCAGCCTTAAGAGCAGCAATCAAACAAGCCGGAAAGGTAAAGGCCATTATGGCTTCAGGGGCGAGTTAGCCCTCACTGCCCTGTTCGTCCGCTCCGATTTTCAACGATGAGATCGACCCGCAGTGTCATGTTGTTGACGGCATTCTTTACACCAGCGATTGCCTGCGTGATAGATTCCGTGGCGGGACCGACGAGTGGGCTGACTGTGTCGCGACACCGCAGATGACTGCGCTGGCATTCTTAGGTTGTTGTCCTTGATTGCATTCGATCGATTATCACACTTGCGCCAATCCGCTAATTAACGGCTAAATAGTGGCGTAGAAGATTCGCAACCTTCAATCCCTGTGCCACTAACCCTAGGATCATAGTTCGAAAATGCTGAAGTCGAGTGATGAGGCGCCGAAGCTGCCTAAAGCCACCCACAAGGGCATCCTGAAGATCGGTGACGCGGAAATCCCTTGCGCAGTTCTTCCAGACGGCAAACGAGTTATTTCGGAGCACGGCATCACACAGGCCCTTGGCTCGCGAAGCGGAGCTTCGAAACGACTGAAAAAAGCAGCAGAGGGCCACGGGGCCCCGTTGCCGATATTTATAGCGCCCTCTCAACTAAAACCCTTTATTTCTAACGAGTTGATGAGCGGGCCCCTCTCACCGATACAGTACAAGGATGGGCGCAAGACTGTGCAGGCATACGACGCGACGGTCTTGCCGCTCGTCTGCGACGTTTGGCTGAAGGCCCGAGAGGCTGGCGCCTTGCAAACTCAGCAGCTGATCAGGGCTCAGCAAGCTGAAATCTTAATGCGCGGCTTGGCGCACGTAGGCATCGTAGCTCTGGTCGACGAAGCTACTGGATTCCAGGCAGAACGTGAAAGAGACGCGCTCCACAGGCTGCTGGAGGCGTATCTGTCTGAAGAAAGGCTTGCTTGGGCGAAGCGGTTCCCAGATGAGTTCTACAAGCAAATTTACCGTCTCAAGGGATGGAAATGGTCTTCTGGAAAGGCGAGAACGCCGTTCATCGGAAAGATCACCAACAACATCGTCTACGAGCTCCTCCCGGCAGGCGTCTTGGAGGAGCTGAAAGTCCGGAACCCAACGAAGCCGGGATCTGGGTATCGACAGTGGAAACATCATCAGTTTCTATCTGAGGATATCGGCCAACCTGACTTGCGGGATCACTTGCTGCAGCTCATTGCCATTATGAAGGTCTCACGCACATGGGACGCTTTCGAGCGGAATCTAGACATGGCTTTTCCGCAAAGAGGAACCCAGTTCGACCTTGATCTCTAAAACGAGCGCAATCGGGGGCGTTTCTCACCCTGCCCTCGTCGTCCGCTTCGGCGCTTGATTCTCAACGATGCGATCTACGCGCAGCGTCATGTTGTCGACCGCATCCTTCACGCCGCCAATCGCCGCCATGATCTGCTCTGTGGTCTCCCGCAGCCCCTGCTTGGAAACGTAGTGCTCCGCGATGTGCAATTTGTGCAAGGCGAGGTCATCCCGAACTGCACCGATCTTTCCGTCGACGTACTTCCACACGCCAAAGATCGCGCCAAACAGGCCGACGAAGAAGCCGACCGCATACATTATCTCTGCGCCGGTCATCTTTTCAGCACCGCCCTCACGCCAGCAACACCGCCGCCTACGTAGAAAATCCATTTGATCATGTCGCCAGCCCACTGCCGCATTTCTGGCGTCGGTAGGTTCGCGACATTCCAGCCAAAGTGGAACGTGCCGTCGAGGATGACGGCCGACCACCAGAAGCCAAGCGGCAGGACGAAAAGTGCGGCGAACATCCAGAACCACGGAAAGGAGAACTTCGCCTTGTTGAAGTCCGCCATAATGCGCGTCTCTTCGACGATCTGGCGCAGGTATTCGGCCGTCAAATCGGTGCGCAACTTCTCTTTGTCGACCTCGAGTTCGGCGCGGCGCTCCATCAGCTTGATGCCGCGCTCGACCACTCCGCTGAGGCCGATCTTGACGAGGAAGGAAAGCAGCCCAATCACGCCCTCACCTCCTTGCCGCGCCAGGTATTCCAGCGGCGGGCGATAACGTCTCGATAGCGGTAAGCCACATAGCCAAGCACCAGCACGGCCGCACCCGCCGCGATCCAGCCCCACGGCAAGCCAGCAGCGAATGCGAGCGCGCCCGAGCCGAGCGCGGAGCCTGCGCCCTTGGTCGCTGCATCGCGTAGCGCCTTAGCATCACGCCGCAGCTGGCTCAAAGTTGCCGGCCCAAGAATGCCGTCGGCCTTGAGGTGCGGGTGCGCCTTCTGGAACGCGATGACTGCCTCGCGCGTCTTCTCGCCCATCCAGCCGTCGATAGCGCCAGGATTGAAGCCCTTGCTGGTGAGAATTTCCTGCGCCTCTTTGACGACGGCGTCAGGCTTGCGAGGCGGCTTCGGCGTGGATTCCTTTACGGCTCCGCCTGTGGCGTACCGTCCGTTCAAGAATAAGTCGGCCTCTTCCTTCCGGCGCCGAACAAGACCCGGCAGCTTCTTGCCGCCGGCTGTGTTGTAGTGGCCGCCGAGATGTGCAGCGGCGCCTTTGATGTCGCCTGAGCGCCAAAGGTCGGCCCAAGTCCACTCCATGGCGCCAGCGCCGAGGTTGTAGATTGCGCTCACCGCGGCGTCCATCTGGTGCTGCTTGCGGTTTTTGGGGCTGCCGCGCACGACCGCCGGCTCAAATTCTTCGGCCAGCACGGCGGCAAAGATGGTGTCCGACTGCTCTGCTGTGATCTTCGTCTTGCCGGGGATCAGCTTCTTAATTCCCAAGCCCGCAAGCTCTCGGCGCACAGCGCTCGAGCGCATCGTGAAGCCAGTGCCGATCGTGCGTACGCCGACCGGATCCAGATAACAGGTCAGCGGGTTTCCTTCGTGGCCACGCATAAAGGCGCGCCCACGCGGTGACGTGGTCGTGATGGTCATGGGGAATTCCTGTGGTGAGGTCGCTGCGGAGCGTTGACGGAGTTGTTTGCTATGCCATTCTGTTCGCAATCTATGGCTGCGATCGGACTGGCTCGATTGCCACACTAAGGCGCTACAATGACCAAAGCGGACAAGACTGTCGGCATAAAAATGGGAACCGGCAGCGGCCTTACAAATATCGGCATCGTTGCCCCAGATGAACCGAATTTCGTCGGCATCGAGATGGACAGTGGGAGTAGGCTCACGAATGTAGGGGTGGAGGGAGCGGCAATAGGCGCTTACGCGCGGGACATCAGCGACGTCTCAATCACCGACTTCAAATACAGAGGAGGTGGTCGAGCGTTCGATATTACTGGAGAAAGAGCCTCAATAACCGGTTCGCGAATCCAAACTGTTCCTGACGTCAGCTCAAGAACCAGAGTCGGCTACACCAAACCGAACGGCCCACCGCTCCCCGCCCTGTGCCCCCGGTGTAAGAGCATTTTCCCTTCAAGGCATTACAACGTTGCCGTCCCGCGCTTTCTGGTGAAAAATAACGTCGAGACCTGCCCAGTTTGCCGGGATCCGAATGCGACACTGGCTGAAGGGCTCTTTGATTTGGTGGGTGAGTTTGCTCGGGTCATTGAGGCCGAGCATGCTACCATCTCCATGCTCCATGCCATGGGAGCCATTGCGTCGGAAGTAGTGAATGGAAGCTCGGACATCGAGGAGGCGATCAGGAAAATAGAGCTGATCTCGCCGAAAGCAGCTGACGTGCTAAGAAGACCCCTGGCGCAGAAGGCTATGGCGGCTCTTTTCTTTTTGTTTCTTTCACTAGCGTCACTAAATCAGCTCGCCGAATTCAACAAAAACTACCAGCCAGCGCATGTAGTAACGGCGATCTACACTGCAATGTCACAGTACATCGTGGAGAGAATTAGCGAAAATGAGTACTCCGTTAAGGAGGCAAAAAAACAGAAAGAGCCGAGGATAGCGCATTCCCGCGGTGATCAAGTGAGAAACCACCGCGAGCAGCTCAACAACAGCACGGCGATGCCACGGAACATTCCCGTTCCGACCTCGAAACCGACTCGCCCAAAGAGCGACCGATAACACAACGGAAGCGGCAAGCTCGTCAGCGATAGCGTCTCGGCTTCTCATAGTCGTGGTTACCTGCCATGTGGAAAAACTGGGCGCGACCGAAGCCACGCCCCTGTTGGCTTTCAATCATGCCATGAAGGCGTACCTGAATACGGCCGATGCGCCAGACCTGTTCTCTAGGCGAAGATTGCCTGCGATCACGCCCACCGTAACGTTCAAGTCGGTTCCGGTAACGCCGGAAACGTCAGTATTGACGGCCACAAAGTTCGCCCCGCCGAACTGCTTCGTGGCCGAGAATGCCGCAGTTCCCGCATCGTAAAAGACTGCACCAGACCTGAGCGGATCGGGGAAGTTCCCGTTTTCCGTAGTGCCGCAGCAGGTGATCACGCATAGGCCGCCGTTTTTAGGCGTGGGAATGCTCGCCGCTGCATCATCAGCAACCGTTACTGTGCCGCTAAACTGCAGCTTCGATTGAACACGGCCGGCTGCGTCCACGATTACCTGCGAACCGCCCGTCTCGTCTTCAAAGATGTAGCGATCCGAACTTTTTCTGAAGCGGTGACCGATGTACGAGCCGAAGCGGCGTACCATGTAGTCATCGTCGGTCGACGTGCTCGGACTGAACACGCCCGACCCCGCAGAATAGCGCTGACCAGTCAACGACGAGTCACGCGTCTGGTTCGGCGACATATCGACCACATAGGCCGAGTTCCCTTGGAATGTGACGTCGACTGAATCGGACGTCGCGATCATCCGCGTGCCTTCCGAGTTCGCCAGAGAGGAACCGCTTACCTTTGTGCCCTTGCCCTCTTCATAACACCCATCGAACTGGATCTCCGAGCACTTGCCGAAGAAGATGTTGAAATCGTCTCGGCCGATGAACGTGCTATTCAGGAACTGAATCCCGCGCATCGTGTCGCCGGAGATTTCCATGCACCCGGAAGGCGACGAGAATGGCGTCGTAAGCTGGCTCGACGTCGCCAGGTGGCCGGATTGGTGCCACAAGCCGCGGACAAGGCAGTTGACAAAGTCTGTGCCGGCAAAGCCCCAGTTGCTACCGACCACCGTTTCCGGGCTGCGAATTGAAACGCCGCGGAAGCCTTGGAAATGAGAGCGGATTGCATGGCCGATCTCATTCGACGGAACCTTGCCGTCGCCGATATCGTGCGCCGTCACGAGCAGCCCCGACTTCCGCCAGTGGCCTATGACGTTGCAATCCTCGATCTGCCACCAGTCTGAATTCCTCGCCCAAACGCCGACATCCCAGTCGTCGGAGAGGCCGCCAGTCGTGCCAGCATACCCTGTGACGCCATTGAAATTCGGATAGATGCCAAGCCCCTTCAGGCCCGACGCCTTGCCTAGAATAATCGCGGCGCTGAAATTCGCTGTCAGATCCAGCGTAGAGTAATTGTTGCCGCGCGTTCCGCTGTCGGCCAGATATGGAGCTCCTGCGTCTGGGTTTGCGACAACGGTTGCTGTTGCGCCCGCAATGGCATGCTCTTTCGTACCAGTTCCCGCAAAAAGCAGCTTAGTCTTGTGAGAAAATTCATAGCCTCGGCCTTGTCCAATCAATTCCACGCCGTCTGGGATGACGAGTTTTCGGGTAAGCACAAAGGATCCGGTTGTAATTTCACACTTGACGCCACCAGCAACCATCGCTTCGAACGCTGACGCGCTGTCGTTGACGCCCGCGGGATCCGCAGCGCCAGGGGCGTCAAGAATGCAGTACGTGTCCGTGGCTCGGGCCTTCATGGTCCGCAGCGTGCCGCTGGGCCAGACGGCAACCGCAACGCCAACGCCCTCCGCAGCTGCAGCATAGTGCTTCGCGGAGTACATCGTAACGGCGGCAGTTGTCGTGGCCACGTAGATGCTGGCGAATGGCGCCTGCTCAAATTGCAAGCCCCACGAAAAAACGCCAGACGATCCGTCGCCTGTGTAAGTATTGACCGGGACCGTCGTGCCGGACGCAAGTGAAAACTCTGAGCTACTGATGGTGGTCGCGCCAACTTGCGTAGTCAGCGTCAACTCACAGCGCCACCACCCATTGCCCCAGTTCTCCATCTTGGCGCGACCGCCAGGAAGGGAAACAGTCTGACCAAGAGAGGTGCCCGCCGAATCCCGTATCGTTCCATTCAGCAGATCGAAGTAAGCATCACCAACGAAGCCGATATTTGTTGCGAACCGGAAACGGACGATAGAGCGCTCTGCCGCCTTGAACCAACCACTTCTGGTATACTGCGTGTTGGCAGATACACTTATCGCCACCGTCTGGCGAATGTTATGATCGGCGCTGGCGGCGGTTGTCTCAACGAGTTTTTCAGCGGTAGTGGTGCCGTCCGGAGCAACTGTGGCATTCGCCGAGATTGTGATGTTCGTTTTGGTCCATGCGGAGTGGTCAATTGTCTGCGATTGAAGGTACAGATTCGATCCAACCGCGGAGCCAGAGGCCTGTTCAGCCCACCTATTAGCCCATACGCGAGAGGTTTCAGCGATGACCGCCGAAGACTCGGCCTGGGCAATTATCGCGCTCGACGCCTGATCGCTCACAAGGCGGAAAGTTGAGCCAGAAACGATGCCGAGCACAATCATACCGGCTGTTAGGCCGCCAGACACAATGTCGTTGCCTGTGTTGGTTTTGATAGTAAGTGCGGAGCCGCCGTTAAAGCTAACCGTTACGGGTGACGAAGTGTTCGCCTCGAACACGCTCATCATGACGAGAGCGCTGGACGATACCGGGATTGACGTCGTCGCTTGAATTGCGTTGGCGGTTCCTGCCCCCGCGTCAGACGCGATGATAAAGGAGAACGGCAGCGGCAGGATCAAGGACCATGAGCCCGCGCCCGAACCGCCAGACTTCCGGTAGATGCCGTTGTAGGCAACGGTCGAGTCCGCATAGACCCAGGCCGTTACATCTGCCGCATGAGCCAAGTCAGCGAACAGCAGAGCGCGAGTCGATTTGGCGATCGATCCGGCGCCAGACGAGTATGCGTCAATCGCCGCCTCGTATTGAGCCAGGAGCGAGCGGATTTCGGGCTTTGATGGCTGCAGCGGAGACCCGAACGGCCCATCTGCGTAAACTGTTTCAGCGTTCGGAGAGAATGCCACGGAGGACTCCTGAAAAGAAAAAGCCCCGGCGCTAGCCAGGGCTTGAAAGTTGATGCTGTACGTGTGGCGTTGCCGGCAGACGCTGGCAGTGTCAGGTCACGGTGAACGTGCCAGTCGCAGCGGCTGCGCCCTCGATGCCGGAATGGTTGATCGAGACTATCCAGCCGTAATAGGTGCCGGCAGCGAACGACCTGGAGGTCGAATCCGCACTCGATGACGCGCCATATTCTGGCGGCCCCGCGTAGCTTGCCGTGCCGAAGTTATCGACCGTGTTCCAGTAGATCTTCGCGCCAGCGTAATTGCTGCTATTCGGAGCGGTCCAGTTGAACGTCGCTGCGCCTAATCCGCCCGTCGCGCTCGGCGAGGTAACTACACCCGGCGGGGTCGGATCAGCGGTCGAAGTCACTTCTTCCGTGACCGACCAGTTGGAGTACTTTCCGTTGGACGCCTTGAATGCCACCTGCACCTGTAGCTCCTGATCGACAGGAACCGTGTTGGTGTTGAGATTGATGTATCCGCCAGACGGGTCAGCACCTGGGAAAGCCTGCTCAATCCATGCGCCGGGGGTGCCGGCGCCGATATCGGCCACGCGGTAGCGGACTACCGGAATGAAGCTATCGTCAGCCGGGTCGATGACCACCACGCGGATGTAAACCGAGTTGTTGCTCGCCTTCGCCTGAATGAGGTTGATGACCGGAGTCGGAATATTCGAAGCGTTCACCGCCGGAGGAACGGGGGGCTGCTGCCCCTCTTCTGTCGTTGGATTCCAGTCATCGATGCCATCGGGCTGCTCTACGAAATCCATCGAAAAGCCGCCCTTGGTGAGGGCCAGCACAGATCGGCGGTTCTCCAGAAGCTTACCGTCTAGGCGCGGGAGGCGGTTCGGAGTTTCCAGCCTAACCCACCGCGCATAGACAGCGTTGATGCCGGAGAGCCGAACATCAAGGCTGCCCTTGACCTTCTGCCGCAGCCGCAACCAGTCCCGTTTTCCGAGCCTCCTTGCTTGCCTCCATTGGTGGCACCATTCGTAGCTGCCTTCCTGTGTCAGAACGCGGCCTGCGCTTAGCTGCGCGGCTGTGTCCTCGAAAAAGTCGGTGTCGCAGCTCGTGTAATTCGTGGCCGGATAAGTGAACTTCGGCACAAGCCGATTGCACTCGTCTTCGAACAGCACGTCGTACTGGACCTGATGGCCAACGATGTCGGCGTCGGTCAGCGTTGCCGTTCTGCTTTCGCGGAACTTACCGACCGTTAAGATACGGGCTCCGTCGCCGCGCGCGACCAAGTGTCCGTCGCAGGTCGAGAGAATCGCGTTCAGCCCAGACTTCGGGCCGTTCTCTGTCGTATCCCAGCCGTTGCACTCGTAGCGCGGTTCTGTGCCACCGCCTTTCAGCGGAACCAACTCGTCGCAAACGTCGGCCTCTTCTTTCCACAGGTCGATGACTGGAAGCAGCGCCTTTGTGTAATCAAGACCGAAGCCGAATTCGTTGAAGCAGAGATGCCAGGCGCAGATGACCGCAGAATTGCGCGTCCACATCCAAGTGGTCTGATCTGCCGGATCCTGCGCCGGGTCGCGGAAATCCCAGCAGTAGGCGCCGTCGATCTCTACCGAAGGAGATGGGGCACCGTATGGAAATGCCGTCTGCTGATCCTGCGCGTCGGCGTTGTGCGCACGCATGGCAAGTGAAGCCTGACCGTCTCCGCGATGGGCGTTGGTCCAGATGCCGTCAGCGCTAAGTGCCGCGACAAACTCCGAATAGGGCGTTTCTGGATTGTTGCCGAGGCGGGTGTAGAGCCGCACATTCGCCGAGCCTGCGCCGTACCTGCCGCCCGTCGTGAGCGGAGTAACGACGTTGTCGACTACCGTCACCTCATCGTCGTTCAGGTAGAAGCGGTTGAACGACTTAATCCGGTGGCCAGCGATGGCCTGCACTGAATAGAGGTTAGACCCTACGGCTTCCCACATCATCCGAGCGCCGGCTAGTCGTGTGCGGCCGACGGCATAGATGCGGTACGGTATTGCCTGGTTGAGCGGCGCCCGGCCGTCCTCCGGCTTTGGCGGCTTCGGAGACTGCGCCAGAGCCGCCTGTAAGCCGATCGAGATGGCCGTCGTTGCGATCGCGGAAGCGATTGACGCGTAACTGATAGTCGTGGCGCCAATCGCGAAGCCGCCGGTGCCCAGCACAGCCGTGAAGATCGGCGTGAAAATAGGGTCGAACATGACTTCGCTGTAAAGCGACGTCGTGCTGCCGAGGCCATAGCGCTGCAGCATCATGCGGTGATGGAAACTCATTCTTCGCGATCTCCACCAGGCGCTCGCCATACGGCAACGTGGTCTAACTTCTTGGCGACCACTCCGGAGGGTGAAAGCAGAGCCCAAAGCGGCCCGAAACGAATGGCGCAGATTTCTTTGGCCTCGCCGTCCAGCCCTGCTGGCGCCTTGACGACACCCACATCGCCATCCTGCGGGTGCTGGACGCGCTTGAAGCCCGCCGGCTCCAATACAGCGGCTGCAAACGCAACAACGCCCCCTGCCCTCGCCAGGATGTCGTGGGCGCCTTTGGCCGATGCGTAGGTGCCGCGGAACTCCTCTGCTGGGTCGATCCCGATGCTCTCCTGCAACCATGTGCCGCAGAATGTCGTGCAGTCGTCGCCACCCATCCCGCCCCACCTGAAGCGGTGAGGGAGCGCCAGAAAATCGTGCAATGTCATGAATACCTCGGCGCTACGGCCTAGAAGTTTGGCCAGACCGGCTGAACGCCCCTGGCAAGTCGGCTCGTGCCGTCGCAGAACTTGTCGGTTTCTGAGATCGCCTTCTGGTGAGGAGATGACCAGACCGAGCGCGCGCCGCGAGACCGGGTCGCCTCGCCGGCCACAACGGCCAGGGACAGCGTCAGCGTTACGGACTGCCCGCTTGGCGTTGCTGGCGACGACTCCGACACATGCGAGGCCGTGCCTGTCCAAATCGGAATGACGTTGCTCATCGGCTGGTAGTATTGGTCCAGCGTCGTGATGCCCATTTGCACAGCAGCGCCACGCACGGCAGGCAGGGTGTCGATCATTCTCGCGGCGGACGTAGGGTCGATGCCTGAGAGCGTGAACTCAACACTGTCCGCCGTGCCGTTTACCAGCACCTCGAGCGTCGGCACGCCGACCAACTTGCCGCCGCCTAGGTAGACCGTCCCAGTCGGGTCGATGCTGTCGAAGTTGGCCGGAATATCGTTGATCCCGAACCACATATGCAACGACGGCGTGGTGCCGATGCGCAGGAAGATTCCGAGCTGATGGCTGCCCCGCAGCTCGCTGATGACGTTGTCCGGAACCCAGCCCATCAGAATGCCTCAACGAACTGGATGGATTGCTGTGTCACAAAGAAGGCTTCCACTACCGAAGGAAGCGTGAAATCAGACTTGAACTTCGCGACGAACCGCGGCCGCGCGAACTCGACACGTGTTCCCGCAGAGACTGCCTCGCGCAACGGCGGAGCGAGAGCCAGCGTGTACACCGGATTTTCTTCTGAGGTTTTGCTGATCACCTGCCAATAGCGGTAGGCGCGCCAGCCTTTCGTGGTGTGGTAGATCGAAAACCAGTCCGACCAGCGGAGCGGCCTGTCGAGGCCATACACGCGCATCTTAATGATGCCGGCGTTCAGTGCCGCCGCTTCGGTGATCTCGCCATAGACCGTCGCCTGGCTGTAGCCTGCGCCATCCGAGAAATAGGAGCCGTCAGAGTGCGTTATGCCGCTGACGATAGGCGCGGGCAGCTTGTTGACTGTCGGGAAAGGCCCGAACCAGTCGGTAATGATCGGCACGTTGATGAAGCGGAACCCGCCGTTTAGACGGGCTCCAAGCCAGTTGACGTATTCATAGTGCTCGGGGTTCTTGATTTTGCAGTCTTCGTAGGTCGCGGTGACGATGCCGCCGCCGCTCATCTCGATTGTCTGCCCCTCGCCTACGCCGTTACGGCCACCATCGATCGAAGACCCGGTGACGTCATATATCGTCTTCACCGGGGCCAGGAAGTTTGCTTCCAGCGTCGGCTGGTTCGTATAGACCGCCATCGATCAACCCTTCTGGCTCGTGTACCGGCTCTGCATGGTGCCGAAGCCGCCGCGGCGCTGGTTCTCGTTGTACTGGCTAAGCCCCTCGCCAACGCCCTGCTTGACCAGCGTGCGAATGTGCTCGTCGCCGCTCGCGCCGCTGACGTGCACCTGCAGGATGCCGGGTTGTGCGTTATTGTTGGCGGCCATGCCGCGACCGTTAAGGCGAGGCGCGCGAGGTGCATTCAGCCGATGGTTCGGCGTCACACTTGATCCGCGTGGGAGGTTGACCAACTCAGGGCCTTTTTCGCCGACTATTGCCAGCCCGCCTGGAGCGAAGTTGGTTCCCGCCGCAAAGCCAGGAATGCCATGCAGGAAATTGCCTAGCGTTGTCGTCGGTTTAAATGATGGGCTGAACAGAGATGACCAGTTGAACCCGCCTGCTAGCCCGCCAAGACCACCAGCGGCGCCCATGTTCTGGGTGATCGCTGCCAAGCCGGAATTGAAGCCGCCAAGCCCGTTAACGGCGCCTGCGGCGGTTTCTCCCATCTTGGCAATCTGGGTGTTGAACTTGGCGACGTAGGAATTTCCAGTCGTCCCCAGAATGTCCGCGCCCATGCCGCCTTTACCGACAGAGCCGGGGCCGCCAAACCAAGCCTGAGCAGCGCCGCTTGCGCCGAACTTGCCGACATAGCCACCGAAGCGATGATTAAAGATTGCGTCCTGCGCGGACCTGTCGCCAAGGAACTCGCTTGCCGACAGTCGTCTTCCGAGAGCAGCCTCGGACCAAGGGCCGATATTGTTGCCCATGACCTGGTAGGCGCCGTACGCTCGGTCGCCATTGCGGGTAACCGGGCCAAGTGCGCCGTAATTGCCGCCGCTCTCGATTGCCTGGATGGCCTTGGCATACATTCCGATGCCCACCGTCGGCAGGGCCGATCGCGTCACCGCCCCAACAGGAGCAGCGAACGTCGTTGCAGCGGAGGATGCCACGGCAGCGATGCCACCGCTCTTGCCCCCACTGCCGAGAAGAGCCGCCGCAAGAGCGCCGCCGATCTGCTCAAATAGGCTGTCCAGCGACTTCTGCATGGCGTGGGCTGCGGCGTTCTTGACCGCATCAGCGAAGGATTCGCCGATGCTTTTGCCGCCTGTGAGAATGCCACTGCTGAATTCCGAGAGGAACGACTGTGTTAAGTCGGACAGCTCTTCCTGCTGAAACCTGTTGCGGATCATCGCGGCATTGTTGCCGCCAAGATCCTCATCGAGTCCGTAGGACCGCAGCCGCAGCTTAACCGCCTGCTCCTGCCTCGAAAGGCCAGCGAAGGCGGAGTCGTCCAGCAAGTCCTGCTGCAGCTTGGCCTGGGATAAGGCTTGCGAGTACTTGCTGTATAGCTCGACCTTCTTCTCGATCTCGGCGCGTTGCTCGGCGCTGAGCGACCGACCCTTGTCTTCCGCCTGCTGCAGTAGCTCTAGGCGAAAGCGTGCGGCATCGGTCTGGACGCCGTATTCACCCGTTAGCTCTGTCTCGAGTTGCAACTGCGCGATGCGATCGTCTGCGCTCTTGATTAGATCGCGATAAGCGTTCGCTGCGCGCTGTGCGACCGTCTCGGCTTTCTTATGCTCCCCAGGCAAACCTTCCAGTTCAATGAGCGGTCGGCGCTCCGGCACTGGGCCGCCCTCAGGCAGGCGAAAGCCACCGCCCTGTATCGCTCCATCAGCACTGCGCTCAACGCCGCCATAGGTGCCGCGGCTCGGATGGCGCGACGTAAGCGCGATGGCAGCGTCTCGATCGAACTTCTGTGCGCCGCGCGATGCGGCGTCGATCACTGGAATGAGCTTCTCGAAGATTTCCAGATAGGCTTGGAGCTCAGGGCTGGCGTTGTTCTTGACGATCTCAGCTAGTTCTTTGTGCGCCCGCTTTGCAAGGTCGACAGATGCCTTGCCTTCGTCAATCCCCTTCGTCAGCTCACTGAACGTCGCCTGAAGCTTGATGACTTCGGAGGCATCCTCGCCCATCTGCGAGATACGCGACACGATATCGCCGATCTGCGTATCGACGTCGCCGAGTTGCTTGCGAAGCTCGTCCCACTGGCCGCTCCTGCCTACGTCTAGCGCCTCGGCCGTCTCTTTTGCGTCCGCTGCCCTCTGGCGCTCGTCGTTGTAGGCCTTCAGTGCCGGTAGTGCTTCACCCCACTTGGAGACAACGGCCTGGACGAGCTCCGCTTCCTTTTTCAGGGTTGCCTCTGATTTCGCGCCGCCAAGCTCCAGCGAACTGAAATACTGGATAGCCGCGGCACCACCAGCCACAAGGCCGATGGTGACGAGCGAAACAGGGCTGATGAGAGACGTAAAGGCCGCGGCCAAACCTGCAACGACTTGCCTTCCGTTGCCCATAGTGCCGAGCACTGACGACAACTGCGTGCCCTGCTGCAAGGCAATCTGCAGCGGATTCATACCCATCGCCGACGTTACGGCAATGTCCTGAAACTGGGCCGCAATGTTTGCGGTTTCGAAGCCGTTATTGCCTGCGCGACCAAAGCGCGGCGTAGCGGCCAGGGCCGCATTCCTGCCTTTGATCGCCGCCGTGCTCGCCAGAGCGGCCTGACGCTCGCGCTGAATAGCCGAGGCCATCTCGTTTGCTGAGATGGCGCCGATCGAGTGCGCGCGCTTAATATCGGCGACCGCCGCTTTGTAATTGTTGATCGTCGCGAAAAGCGGCGAGTAGCGAGAGCGAAGACGCTCAAGCTCCTTGCCCTGATCGGCGAGCGCGCCGCTCCACTCCTTGGCGCCGCGCGTACCGATCCCAACCATGCCGTCGATGCGCTTTTGCAGCGCCGTCGACATGGATTTGTCTATGCCATTTCCGAGAGCATTGAACTGCTTTTCCACCTTGCCAGTGGTCGACGAAATGTCTGCCTCGAGCCGCTTCAGGCTCCTTTTAACCGTAGCAAGGTCGGTGCTGATGGAAATTACAAGATCATCTGTCTTTTCAACCATCAGGCGAATATCCTAGAAAATGGAAAAACCCGCGTGGTAGCGGGCTCTTGGGGGATGGGGATGGCATATTGCAAAGAGTGCGGAGCGGCGAAGCCAGATCACCAAGTGCAACTTGGCGTCTGCGACGAGTGCTTCAATTATTCGAGTAAGAAACAGTCGACAGCGAATGGGACACGTTCGCCGACCGCGACCTCTAACCACAACATCATCCTGACGACGTCCATTGACGTTCCTAATCGGACAATCGAGCGCGTGGTCTCAATCGTTGCGGCAGAGGCCGCGCTGGGAATGAATGTGTTTCGGGACATTGCGAATAACTGGCGCGACTTCGTAGGCGGCAGGTCAAACTCTGCTCAAAAGTCCCTCAAGGAGGCGCGCACAGCTTGCCTGGACGAGCTCAGGCGAGAGGCGTCAGCGCTGGGCGCTGATGCCGTCATCGCCGTAGACCTCGATTACAATGAGCTTTCAACGGGCGGCGCCGGCATTCTCTTCGTGGCCGCCAGCGGAACTGCCGTAAAGCTGGCGCCGATCGCACCAGCGCCCTAACCATACTTCGCCAGCAGAGCATCCATTTCGCCCTTCGATGGCGGCTTCGGCCCCTCGTCGACGCCGTTGGCCTCGTTCCGCCCGTGGATTGCTTCAAAGAACTCGGTCAGCGTGGCGCCCCAGAAATCAACGGGACGCCAGCCAAGGCCACCGAGCGCTATGCGCATCCACTCACGCCACGGGAACAGCTCGGCCTGTTCTAGTTCGCCGCCTCGTCGACGGCTTCGGCGTTTCCCTCGCCACCATCGAAATGGTGCGCAAGAGCAGTGTTGAACGCCGCAGCACAGTCCTTGAAGTGCTTCAACTTCAGCTTGTTGATCGCGGCGAGTCGATCGCCCTTGATTGTCAGAAGCTCAATGCCGGCAAGAACGGCAGCTGCTTCAACGCCGGAGAGGCGCATGAATAGCTCCTGGAAGGACTTGCACTCCAGCCGCGTGGATACCGCAGCCAGGCCAGACATTGTTGCAGCAATGACGAGCTCGACGTCGTCAATCTTGAGCGAAGCTTCGCCGCGGGCGCCATTTACCTCAAGCAGAAACGGCTTCACCGATTCCTTCTCCTCTTTGGCCATGGGTTACACCTCTGCCGTGAACGTCAGTTCGTCGGCAGCAACGAAGGTTGCGTTGAACTCCATGTTCGGCTCGACATCGCCAGAGAATTCGAAGTCCGTGACCATCCAGCTTCCTTCGTAAGTTCCGTCGCCAGGAACAACGACCTGCGCATTGAAAGCCGTGGAGCCGCGGACGTAGCCCATGAACGCGCTCATGGCTGCGCCAGCGACGAATGCGCCGGAGCCGCTGAACGTGCGGTTGGAAATGCCGGGGCGGCTTGTTTTCTGCACCGGGCCGCCAGGATTGGTGCAGCTCGGAATGGTCGTGTCGACCTCGTTCGCCGACATATTGAAGCTGCGCGTCTTCAGGCCGCAGAGATTGCTGAAAACTTCCGGCGTGTTGCCGTCGCCGATCTTGATCAAGAGAGAGCGGCCGAGCTGCTGTCCAGTTGCCATGTGAGGTTCCTTCATATGAAAAACCCGGCACATGGCCGGGATGGTGGGGTGTGGTTTTTGGTGACCGCAGCGCCGCTGCGTGTTTGCCGCTAGGGCTTCTCGACGTTGGCCACGAAGTCGATAACAGCGTGACTAGTCAGCCCATCCGTATCGCGGAAGACCCGCGTCTGACGGTGCATGATTGAGATCAGGCGATTTGTTGCGAGCGTGAGCGGCGCCAGATGCAGGCTTTCCGCGACTGCGTCGGCTATCTGCTTTGCTACTGGGTAGCCAACTTTCCGCGACCATGCGTGAAGCGTCAGGTAGACTTCGCCGCCGTCCACGCATGTCGCGTCGTCGCGTAGAAACTGCGCTTCGCCGATCGTGACATACGATTCTTTTGGTGTGGCGAATGCCGTATCGGGTGGTTGATCGTAAACGCCGTTGACCAGCGCCATCAGGCCCGCGTCAGCCTTTAGGCGCGCAACTATAGCGCCCTGGAGCTCCAATTCTGGACTGGCCATCAGCGCTTACCCTGTGCTTCCCGCACGCCCTTGTTGACGGCTGCCAACAGCTTGCGTCGCGCCGCCTTGCGATAGGCTCGCCATGTATGAAAGACGTGCGGTTGCGCCGCTGTGCCGGGATGCATGTGCGCTTCGCCGCTAAAACTTAGGTTGCCGCCACCGGGGGCGACATTGTGCGGAGCAGTCCCGAACTCCAAAAAACGCCAAATGAACTTGGCAAAGATGCCGGCAGCGTCCTTATCTTTCGTCTGCGGCACCCCGATCTGCTTTTTGTCTGGGTTATCCGCCAGTCGGGCGCCTTGGATACTGGCCGCGTAGTCGCCAGTTGCACCCCGCGGCGCCTTAGCGGCAATCCGCGCTGCGGCTTCCTTCGCGATCTCGAGCTTTGCCTCCGCTGCGTACTTCTCGACAGCGGGCGCCAGCTCGTTCAGCCTGCGCGTTAGGGCCTCACGGCCCAGAACCTTCGCCTTGAGCGCCATTATGTAGCCACCCCATCATCGACGAGCAGGTCGAGCCAGGCATTTTTCTGGTCTGGATTCGACACGGTGCGAATGTTCATGACGCGCGACGCGTTGCGAGCATCTACGATGCGCCATGAGGTGGTCACCTCACGCGCAGCAACACAACTGCGAATTCGAAGCGTGTAGGGCTGCACGCCAACCAGCCTGGCTGCCTGCACAGGCTCACCGCCTCGCAGTGGGATCAGTTCGGCGGCCGTGGTGAACACAGTTTCAAACGGCCCTGCGACCTCATTGCCGTAAGAATCATCAACGATCGACCGTTTCTGAAAGTGCAGCCTTTGATGCATGCGGCCGGCGCTTGGTTTCTTGGCCATCCGTGTTCTCCTTGCGAGGCGTCGCAACCTTCACTGCGACGCCCTTCCTGATGGCCTCGTCGGCACAAGCTCTCGTGACGTTGAGCGCCATTCCGGCTTTGTAGGCGATGGTGAAGCCAGGCTGAACCCAGTTGAAGTTGGCGCTGAACCTCACCCAAGCCATTAGGCGAGCGTCACGCCAGGATCCTGGATGTCGACCGAAAGCACGGTCGTGCTCTTCGCAATGCCGATCTGGATCGCGTCCATGCCGGCCACAAGGTCCGTGCGGGGGCAGATTCCGCCCGCGGTCCCGCTGAGCCAGTAATCGGTGCCCGCGACCAACGTTGCGCCGATCGTAATGTCACCAGACTTGTGGATCGACACGGGCTGGGCCAGCGACGCGCCATTCAGCGAAATGCCGTGAACGGTGCGTGTGCCAGTGCCGTTGTTGTCCGACTTCATCCACTTGTTCGTGGTTGCGTCGAGGTAAATCGGCTGCCCGGCGGTGATCGTCTCTCCGGCAGTGCCAATGTCGCGTGTGGAGTTCGTTCCCGCCACTACCGATCCGGGCGTTACAACTATGTCAACCATGTGTGTTTCCTTCCGGCCTTAAGCGCCGCGTCTAAAATTGCAGAGCAGCGCGTCTAGCGCCGTCCAATCATTCAATTCCGCATTCTCGCGATTTTCGTATGCGTCTGCGATCCAAAGGAGCGCTGCATGCTTAACCGCGGGAGGAGCGTCGGCGTAACCGACAACGGCCGTCACCGTGATGCGTGATCCGAGCCGAAACGGCGGCCACTGCTGGCCGTACTTGGTCACGATTTCCGCCTCTAACCCGTCGGCTCGCAACTCGTAAACGCTGTCTGCAAGCGTCTGCTCGACGCCATCGGCATCGATGTATTTAATCGACGTCACCGACGAGACAGGAGCCTCCGGCAGACGCTTCAAATCGCAGAAGCCGTCGCACTTCATTTCGACAGTCTGACTGGCGAAGCGAACGTTGCAGTATTTTTCAATGTGGTCTCGAGCAGACTTGACGAGCAGGTCTATGTCCGTATCGTCGTCCGCAAAATCCACGTGAAGGCGGCGCTTCGCTTCCTCTGTAGTTACCGGCTCAGCGGTCGCCGCCACCGTTATCTTCGTCGGATACCACATCTGCCTTGCCCTTCTTGCGCTTCTCGGTGGCGGGCTGCGCAACGGCGCGCTCTGTCTTTTCCTCGGCAACCGGAACGGCAAAGCCGGCGTCGATCAGTCTGATTGCTTCCGCCTGCGTGAAGTCACGCTCATCGCCAGGGCTGAGCGAATATTCATTGCCAGCTAGGCTGACCAACATCTTGATCTTCATAATATCTCCCAAGGGAGGAGGCCGGGCCGAAGCCCCGCCATCCAAGTTAGACAGCAGCCGTGATTAGGTGCTTCACCGACGCGGCGTCACCCAATTCTCCGTCGAACCGGATGAGGCCGGCCACACCGAGATCGGGCCAGAATCTTTCTCTGAGGACTCCGATGACCGGCGAGCCGACCTTGCGGACGAAATACTTCGAGAAATCGCCGAACAGCATGACCTTCTTGGCCGCGGCCAGGGTGTCCATGTCGTCGTTGATGCTGTAGCGGTAGCCAAGCAGCGTCCCAGGCTGAGCCGTCGTGACGTCCCCCATCGCCCACAGAAAATTGCCCTGCCCGTCCTTCAGCTTTCTGATGGCGGCGAGCGTCGTGTCGGCAAACATAAAGCGAGCCTTCGGCGAGCGCCTGTAGGCAGCGTTGACCGAGTGCAGCAGGTCTATGATCTCGTCCGCTGTGATCGCGGCAGTCGCAGCGGCCGCCTTGCCGAGCGAGGAGGCGGTGACAACGCCGTTCGGGTCGCCGGTACCGTCGCCGATCGTCAGTTCACGGTTGGCGATACGGCCAAGGCGCTCGCCGAGCAGCGATCCGAGCAGCGTTTCCATGTTGAAGATGGAATCCTGCGCCAGTTCCATCGAGAACTTCACGAACTCCGTATCGTAAACGTATGCGTCGAGCCGCTTCTGGCCGAAGGTAACGTCTTTCGCGCCGGTATCGCCGAGGGCGTTGCCCTCCGTGTGCTTGACTGCGGTAACGGCCGTGTCATCGACCGTGGGCAGATTGATCTGATTGCCGCCCGCCGTGGAAATGACGGTCGCGACGTCCTCAGAGTACATCGGGCCCCAGTCCTTCATCGAGCGGACGATGATGTCAGCGAGCTCGACAGGCACGGTGTAGCCGCCAGGGCCGCCAGAGGTGGTCACCTGAGTACGGAATTCCTTCGCGGACTGAACTCCGGCCTTCAGAACAGAACGCTCTTCGGCGGAAAGCTCGCCTATGTCGGCGCCGCCGGCGAGGAACTTGTAGAAGACTTCCCGGTACTCGACAGCTTCGCCGTCGTCCTGGCCGCGAGCCTCGCCATCGCCATTGCTCGGGCGCTTTTTGGCGCGCTCTTCGGCCTGCCGATCAGCAAAGCGCTTCTCGAGAGTAGTCATGCGCTCTTCGCGTTCGATCTTGCGCTCAAGGGCGTCAAACTCGGACATGATGGAATCGTGACGAGCCTCGAGCTCAGCAGAGCGGGCTTCATCGGTGTTGGCGTTGATTTCGTTCAGCGCCTCACGGGCTTGGGTCATCAGGCGACCGCGTTTTTCCTGCAATTCAGTGAGGGACATAGATCTTCCTTTCGGGCAAAGAAAAAGCCCGTCGCAAGAGCGTACGGGCTGTGGTGAATGGCAGGACGGTCCTGCCCTCCGGCTGGGCCGGGTGACTACGAGGCGTGGCGTCCTGCCGTTATGCCCCGAAATGTTTGCTCCATCGCAGCTCTCTTGCCTGCGATGCGCCGCTCTGCGGCGGCTTTATTTTCGGCCTTGCGATACTCAGCCGCCTCAGTGCGGGCGGCCTCCAACGAGCGCAATGCCAGGCTTGTGTCGGGATATGCCGGAATAGGTGTTGCCGTGACCTCAAAGAGTTCGGCCTCAATGACAGTGCGGTGCGGAAGGTCGCCGGTGTCGTCCCATTCCTGCTTCGTGGCTCGGAACGAGAAGCTCATGCCGCTGACATCGCCGCGCTCAACCAACGTCCAAAGGTCGTTGCCGTCGGTCGTGTCCGGAATGTCTATTTCAACTTTTAGCCCTCGGCTGTCTTCAGCAAGGCGCAGCGTGCCGCTACGCGTCCTGCCAACGACGCGGCCAGTATCATGATTCACAAGCGCCAGGATGTCGCCGCGCAGTGCCTTCGTGAATGCGCCTGGCGCGATCCGCTCAACAAAGTAATCGCCGATCGTCGTGTCGCTGTTCCACACAACCGCGTACCCTGTCAGCGTCCGCTTGTCGGATTCTGCGCGGAACTCTACACCGAGAGCTCCGCCGCGTTTCTCAATGTCCGTCATGCGGCTTCTTCCGCCTCGTCCTGATCGTTGTCGTTGGCTGGCTGCCGATCCGCGCCGGGAGCGTTCTGCTGCCCGTAGGTGGCCGTTCCCAGTGGTGCCGTTGCGCCCTGCAAGAACAGATCATCGCCGTGCGGCTTCGCTTCACGGTTTTCTAGTGCTCTTGCCTCATTGGGAGTCAGCAGCGCGTTCTGTACGGCCTTTGCCAAGCCATCCATGCGCGAAAGGAAATCACCGCGCATCAATCCATCGAGGACGTGCGAAATGTAACGGTTTCCGCTGCCACGTCCGAAGAACTTGAGGTTCAGCTCATCCTCTAGCGCCTTTGCCCACTGGCCGATGAGATGCTGAACGAGCATGAGATTCTGCTGTTCAGTGTTCGCCATCGTGCCGTGCGTCAGATCCTGCAGAAATACAGGAGGAAGTTGAAATGATCTTGCGATCTCTTCCACTTGGAATCGCCGGGCCTCGACCATCTGCCCCTTGGCAGGATCCAGGCCGACGGGCTTTAGCTCGTTGCCAGGGGGGATGGGAAAAATCTGGCTGCTGCTCGATTTCGCCGCGCCGATCGCTCGCTTGATATCCTCATGCGCGCGCTTCAGCGCATCCGCGCCCTGTGGCAACGGGCCAACGAGGGCAAGCGGAGGGACGCCACCGCCTGCAAAGAAGTTGCTGCCGTAGTCATTCATAGCCAGCGCAAGCTGAATGGCTTTCGAAGCCATGTTGATTGGCCCGTAGTGCTTCAGGCCACAACTGCGCCTCATAAAGGGGACGTCGATGACATCGGCCGCTTCGTAAGTCTTGCCCTCGAACTCGTATGTGACCTTCAGGCCGGCGCGCTTGATCGTGGTCTTTGCCGGATCCATTGGCCAAAGCGAGTCGATGCCCTGCGGAGTTCGCTCAATATAAGCAAGGCCGCGGCCGCCAGTGAATACCTGCTGCCAGAACCACTGCCAGAACGCAAAGGAACCAAGCGCGTCGTTGGGAGCGACATTCACAACTGTCTCGAGTTTGCCTCCAACTCTCTTCGCGCCATCCTTCGTGTCCCGGTAGGCGTGCCGAGGTAGTGCAGCCAAGGTGCGCGACAGGAAAGCAACCGCAGCCCACACGGCCGGTACGCGCATGGCGCTGTCGATCGTGACGTTTGGCAGGTTTCCTGATTGGACGCCGAAGTAGGCGAGGAAGTTTTCCGCGCTAACCGGAATCTTCTCGTTTTCAGGACTTGAGCGCGATTCTGGCGCATTTCTTAGGCTAAACGGCCATCGCATTCAAAATGCTCCTAAATCCGCTAGTGAAAATGAAGGATCGTCCCACGGCGACGCCGCCGCAGCGGGCTCCGCCACTTCGCGATATTTTAGGCCGAGCGCCTGGCAGGTCGCCACGGCGCCGTCGATCCGGAAGCGCGTCTTCGTCTTATCGAGTTTCCGATTGCCGGAAGGGTCGGACACAACGACCGCATTGGCGAAGCAAAAGCCCAGCACCGGGTTGCCATTGTGCTTGAACTTCCGTTTAATTACGGATGCCTCAAGCGCATCGACGGCCGGAGCCATGTCGCGGAAGCCCTGCCCCCACGGCACGAGGCGAATGCCGCCGCTCAGTTCGTGATCCTTGCCATCAATGTACGCATCGACCCCGAGGCGCGCGAACTCGGCCAACAGTTGCTCAATGCGCCACCGATCGTAGGCAATCCCGACAATCTCGTAGTCGTCCCGTATCCGCGCGATGCGCTTTGCGACGTAACCGTAATCGATGATCCTACCGGGTGGCGCTTCGAGCCAAGCTTCGTCGGCACGTGCCCAGACGTCATAGGGCGCGCGGTCGCGACGGGCGTGGTCATGCAGCCACTCCTGCGGTTTCCAGTGCCATGCGCCAATGCGATCTTCCGCAAACTCCGCAGACACGCCAACCAACGAGCAGAGGTCATTAACCCCGGAAAGATCGAGACCGAGATAGATGCGCTCACCCAGCCGCAGCGTGTCGCCTGTCTGGCACGCCTTCCATTCCGACCGAGGTATAAGCGGCGACGTCTGGTCGACACGCTGATTTAGGTACAGATTGCGAAATGATGCCTCGAGGGTCTTCATTCGCTGCGCCTGCACCGCCAAGGCTCGCAGGTCCTCTATGGACCGGAAGTCTCCGAGCGCCGGATTGGCTGCCCGCCACGCGGCCTCATCCATGATGTCCGCGTCGTCGTTGGCGCAGTAGAGATGTACCAAGACGGTGTTGTCGTCCGCAACGAGCGCGTCGTCCACCAACTTGGAAAGTGGGTGCTCCGGATCCGGAGATTGCGTTGAAATGACGATGCCAAGAGGCTCTTTGCGCGCGCCCTGCGAGGTGTTCATGACCTCGTAGAGCTCTTGGTCGCGGGCCTGCGCCAACTCGTCGTATATCCACACAGAAGGGTTCAGGCCGTGCTTTGTGCCCGCCTCGGCCGACAGCGCTCGGTAGAACGAGCCGTTGCTCTTGCACACTAGCGTCTTGGTCGACGGGACAACCGTGATCAGTCCACCGCTTGCCGCATCCAGCTCTGGATCTGCCTCGACGATCTGCCGACAGAACTTGAAGACCTGACCAGCCTGCTCTCGATCCGTTGCGGCAGAGTAGATTTCTCCGTTGATCTCCGAGACCGGCCCGACAAGGTGTGCCAAGACGATGGCTGCAATTAGCGCCGTCTTCCCATTCTTGCGGGCCACAGACAGGATTGCTCGCCGTACCCGGCGCCTACCTGTGTCGTTTTGCGGTGCGTACAAATCCACGACAAACTGCTTCTGCCATGGCCTAAGTTTGATGTATTCGCCTTGTCCTTCGCCGCTCGGTACACGCAGCAGTTCGATGAAATCGATCACCTGTTTTGCGCGTGCCAGGCCGTCAGTCGTTACGCCGTCTCCGCGCTTCGCCCAATCAGGCCGCTGAACTTCGATGACTTCTTCTCCTCTGGAGGCGAGAGCGCCGCTCGAGACTTAGGGTCCAGCCCTAAGCGATCGCCCATGGCCATCATGATGCGGGCCGCTTCGTTCTTGATCTTGAACCACGGATTCGGCTGCTTATTGCCGGTTGAGCCATCAACAATCGCCGGCTCCACGGCCAACGCGCTTACGGCCGCCTTGTGATCGGCCCACGCCGCCGCATACACGGCGATCGAGCCGGTGTCGGTTGAGGCAAAATACCCAGGCGGCATGGCTGCCGTAATCATCTTGAAGCAGGCCAGCGCGTCGCCCTGCAGATAGTTCGGGATGACAGTCTCGCCTGCCGGCTTTATCGACGGCGCACGCTTCTTGCGCTTGCCGGGATTGCCTTTCAGGGCCTGAATTTCAGGAGTTTCAGGCCGCGGTCCTCTCGCGCCCATATCTCGCTCCTAGACTGCTCAAAAAATAATCTCAAAACTTGCGGCGTAACGCGTTCTTTTGTGCCGCCGGTTCGTGGGGCCACCGCCGAAGCTCGCTCCCCACCCCCTACCCGTCGACCGGCCATCCGTCCGCGCCGAACGTCTGCACGAGCTGGCCGCGGTCTTCTCGCTGCCCACGTGTCGCATGACACGGGGTGCAGGTGCTGAGGAACGGGCCGCTCCAAAATAGATCCAGGTCCCCGCGATGCGCGATCAGGTGGTGCACCTCGGTCGCCGGCTCGACGGTATCGAGTTCGAGACACCATTGGCATAAAGGTTGATGGGCTAGTTGCCGCTCTCTTAGACGGCGCCAACGGGCGGTGCGATAGAGTTTGCGGTAGGCGGCGGCTTCTTCACTGCGAAGGTCGGTCATACACACCACGCAAAAAGGAAAGCGCCAGGGAGCAGATATACCGCTCAACCTGGCGCATGATTGCCACGTCGCGAGAGGAGGCGCGCTGCGGCAATGGGGTAGACGACACGAAGGCGGAATGGATCCCGCGTTGGCGTAGATCGCCAACCCCTTGCAAGCGCGTCGTATGAGTAACCAGACGGGGTGCGCTATAGCTAAGCGTGTCTGGCCCTGTGGATGGGATGGCCGACCGCTGCAGACGGTACGCTGCCAGCCTGTCTATACTGGCAGGTGGCCAATCCCGACGATGATGCCCATGACGAACCACGGACAACTCGCAGGTAGTTAGCCCCGGCTCATCACTGGCCGAGGCTCCGTCGCAACTATCTGTGCGCCCGGAAGGATGGGGATGGAGCTGGACTCCATCCCTTCACCTTCATAGGGTTTTCAACTGCGAGAAACTTCCCGTCTCTCTGGTTCCGCGCCGTACTCCGCCAATTCCATGGCCTTAAGGAAGTTGTCGTTGGCCGCACGTAGAAGGCGCCGGCCAGCATCGATCGCATGCCGTCCCTTGTAACCGCGCGTCTCTCCGAGCTCGGCTAAGCTCTTGGCGCTCACCGCCTCGGTGAGCACTCGAACGTGAGAGTCTTGCATGGCGTCGAGGCCTCGTCGGAAATTCTCGCGGTTTTCCTTCTCCGTGTAGATATCCTGCCAAGCTTGTGAGCCGCTTTCGCCGTTTTTGCCCTTCCGTCCTCCGATGAACAGCTGCCGCAGGTTCGTGGGGCTCGCAGGGAAGCCGTCGGGATATCTCTTGATATCCGGCATGACGGGCGTGTTGGCGTAGGCGTCCGCAAGCGCCTGCCGATCTTCGGCTTTTGTGGTCTTTTCCCGTTCTTGCTTTTTCGGGCGAAGCTTCGGTGGCGTCGCCGTCCTGCCATCTACCATCCACCGGTAATGCGCGTTGCTGCCCGAGCAGTCTTCCTCCCCGCCCTTGTCCCGCGTTGACCTCTCACGGCCACCAAGCATGGCGCCGACGGGCATTTCGATCTGTGCATCTATGACCTTATCCAGGACGAGCTTCTGGCCCTTCTCAGTCTGAGACCCATCGCTAAAGCGAAGTTTGCCGATACGAACGATGACCTTGTGTTTTTCGCCGTCTTCATCGACGTGCGTGCCATACTCGAAATCACCGTCGACCGGGATGGCATGGATCTCCCTGCTCGCCCGCTGTTGCCGATGGCGACCGAAGGCGAACATCATCGGCTCCTGTCGATATCTCAGCGTGACTTTGGCGAAGGAATTTTCGAGCTCCTGTTCCGAGGGGATGATCTCCACGGATCGCTCATTCTGAAATCCGTCCTCGGGCTGCTTGTTGTCGTTCGCCGGTGTCAGGCGCCAGTTGCTTGATATCTGCGGAGTTGGCTCAGCCGGCACACCTTCTGCGACACCGGCCGGCCTACTGCGCATTGCAAGAAGCGCTGATAGCTCAGACAGATCCCGATGGCGGGGCTTCTCGGTCTTCATCTTCCTGCCGAAGATATGGTGGTCGTGCTTCGGTGCTGTGACGCGCCATGCTTCGACGGCTGCGCGGTGTTCGGCGGTCGTGCGTTCGGTCATCGGTTCCCTCTCTCGTTCCATTGCTTGATAGCCGCTTCACCCTTGGCGCTGAGGCCGCGGTAGTAGGTGCCGTCGGCTCTCCGCCTCCAGGAGAGCATCCGGCGGGTTTCAAGGATGATCTCGGTTCGATCCTGAACTGGTTGATGGACGCTGCTTTGACCGGAAAGCAGATAGGCGGCCTGCACTCTCGTGAGCCTGAGATCGCGACGAGACCAGTTCATGCGGCCACCCGAATTTCTGGTTCCGGCAACGCCACCTCATCGATGTCGACGGTGATCTGGTTTGGCACGCCTGGCGCGTCTTCAAACTTAGCCACGATTGTCTGGCGAACGATCTCGCCGTGCTGCCGCATCTCCTCGAGCGCTGCTCCTCGAGGAATCGTGGTTTCGCGCAGCGGCAAGACAACGTTCTCGTGGCAGGCCTCGAAGCCTAGACGAAAGGCGTCGTCGGCGATGAAGCGGATGGCGCCCTTAGCGGCGTCTAGTACTTCATCGATGCCGCATACACCGCCAGCATCGTTGTCTAACCGCGCGATCATTGCAGCGAAGGCGCGGAGATAGCGATCGGCGTCGCGCTCCTCTTTGACCAGATGCGGGATATTCGCGAGGTGATGTTCGTAGGTGCTCATCTGTTCTCCTCCTCTATTCGGGGTATGGCGTTCCCAGACGCCTACCCCTCTGAAAGAGGGGCAAATGCCGGGAACCTGGGAATGCCTTTATTTTCAAGGGTTTATCCGTTCCCAAAAATCTTGGGAACGCTGGGAATGGGAATGGGAAATCGTTTCTTTTCAACTACTTAACGTTCCCGTTCCCATGGGAATGGCCGTTCCCAGAAATGGTTGGGAACGGGATTTATCGGCTCCTAACGCGGCGTGCCCGTTGTGAAGTTGCCCAGCCCAATTGCGAAGATGCCGCCGGGAACATCGAGCCATTTAGCGGTCTTTTCACCCCTCGCAGCCGCACGTACGATCTCGCCGCGTTCAAGCGCTTCGGTCGCCAATGCGTCCAGTCGCCCCTTGGCAATCCTGCGAAGCTCTTCTGGAAGGCGCTCGCGCATTTCAAACAGCCCGCTTGCTCCGGTCTTCGTGAATGGCGAGCCTGCGTTGGCGGCGGCCTCAACGGCCACAACAAGCGCAGTGCGCAGATCATCCTGGGCAGGAGCCGAGGTGCCGAGCCCAGCGGTCTTATCAACAAGCAGGCCGGAATCGCTGCGGGCATAGGTACTCATGATGCGGCGAGCGGCGCCATTTGCCTTGACGACGCCGCCCAGAACAATCCGATTAGGCTGGTACTGTATGCCCAGGGACTTGCAGGTGCGCTTCGCCCTCGCCTCATCCGCTGGCCACATTGCGTAAGCTAGTCGAAGTCCATCGACCAACGCTGTACTGCCGCGGATTGCCTCACGAGCATCGCCAAGGCTCTCGATGGGCTTCTGGGTTTTCCGCATGTGATGCGAAACGATCGTCGTCGCGCCAGTCTCCGTCGCCAACCGTGACAAGGAAGTGCACACAAATTGTCCCGCCGCAGGATCCTCGTTTAGCGGCAAGTGAGCAAAACTCGCGAGCGGGTCGAAAGTTATAAGGCGCAGGTCTGTGATCGACGCGAGCTCGTCGCAGATACGTTTGAAATCATCGGTCTCAATCAGTCCCTGCTTTTTGTCTTCTTTCCAGAAGGCTCTGGCACCGCCTGCAGAAGGCAAAGGAACGACAATCATCCGTTTACCCGCGGGACTGTAGCGGTTGCCTTTCGTGTCGAGCGCGTCAATGCGGCGATGCACCTCGTTGGCGTCGTCTTCGCTCGTGATCATCACCGACGTTCCCTCGCCCACGACCTGGCCGCCAAAGATCGGAGTTGCGAATGGTCCGCCGCTGCCGAAGGCCACCCGGCGATGTAACTCGAGAAGCGCGAAGCTTTTTCCGGTGTCGCCGGCCGCCGATACCATGCCGGGAACGCCAAGCGGGATGACACCATCTACGAGATATTGAACCGCTGGCGCTTCTCCCTTGAAACGGTCAACCGTCCATTCGAAGATCGAGAGCGCGCGAGGCTCGGCCGGAACGGGATCGTTGTCGTTTGCAGCCTCAGGCGTTTTCTTGGCAAGCTCTTTGGCCACGAACGCCTCGACTTTTTCCGGGTCCATCTGCTGCGTGACGTCATGCTGGCGGCCGCGATGCTTCGTCGCGATTGCAGACAAATCGGCGCCCCCGTCGCGGGCCAATTGCGCAACGGTGCTTAAGGTGACGCCTTTGCCCGCTGTGAAACCTTTCCACCGCGCGGCAACGTCGCCTTTTCTGTATTTGGCGCCGCGAGCGCTCCATGCGTCGGCGATGGCGAACCCATCGACCCCCAGGGCGCCATGAACTGCCATTAGGACGTTGACCCAGTCTTGGTAGCCAATGTCTGGCGAGATAAAGCTCAGCAACTCCTCGACTTCGGCCGCGCCTGCAGGTGCATTGTCATTTGCAGGCGTGTAGTCATGCCGCAGCGGCCGCTTGGGCGATCGGACGATGTCGACCAACCACTTAGGGGCCTCGGCAACCTCTGCCGTGAAGCCACACGGGGTATGGCCTCCCAAGAACTCATAGAAAGTTCCATCTGCGAGCGTGCTGCCAGCGGCGATGACATAGCCGCCCTGCGCCCGTATATCGATGTCTGCAGGAAGGCTGCCTGTCGAGGTGGTCAGGCCATCCACATGTTTGAAGAGAAAGTGTGTTCCTCCCGTTGCCGTCTGCACGACAACGGTCGGCGGCAGCGGTTCGTGCTCGGCCTCAAGGGCTGCGAGACTGACGTCGCCGTGCTTGCCTTCCTTCACGTCCACGTCGAGCGCGAAGAAGCCTGTTTTCTCGCCCGTCGGGATGCCGACCAACGCATCTGGATTCCGCCGCCACCATTGGCGCACGATCTTTTCGTTCGTGCTCGCGCCGTATAGACCATTTGATGTCAGTGGGCTTTTTGGGCCGTACACTCTGCCCGTGTGTGGATCCAATTCTCCCGAGACGCGGCAGGGAAAGACGGGAATCCCGGCTGCGATGTATTCGAGCGCGACGGCAAGGTTGTCCCCGATGAATGGTGTTTCGGAGTTAGGCTGAGCGGCGGCTGTGGACGTCGGCAAGCTGGCCTCCAAGTGCTGATGTTGCTGCGGCAGTGATCTTTTCTGCGATTGCCGGCTGAAACGACGCGCAGTGCTGTCCGCCCACATTGGGCGCTATCGTTCTACGAGTGCCGTCGGGGAATTCGCGAAGCAGAAGGCCGTAGAGACGCACGTCGCCGAGTTGGACCGTGAAGCGGGCGAGTGTTCTGGCGCCGCCAGGTGACGGCGGCCTTTCGACCGCCGTAATAGACTGGATGATGGGGTTCATCAGGCAGCCTTCGCTGAGCGAGCCGCGATCTCGTGTTGCTCTGCCTCATATTCCCGCTTCCAGTCCTCAAGGGAGGCGAACTGGTTGTGGTCTGAGTCGTAGATGCCTCCGGCGGGGTCGATGATTGCCGCGTAGTCATCGTTGTCGCCGTAACCCTCGAAGAGCGGGTAGCTTCCAGACGGGCAGAGGCGCCATGCGATTACAGACCGGTGCTTGTACGTGAAGACGCCGTCGTCCCAACGGTCTGCGAACACCCCGACAAAGCCGGGGTTAGCCGGTATTACCGAGATGAAGTGCTCATTCACGTCCGAGTAGGCTTCACAGATCTGCTCGCCGCCGGTCGAAAGAAGGAATCTTGTCTTGCCGTTTCGAAGCGCAGTGAATTGAACAACGTGCTCGGAATTGATGTTCAGTCCTTCTTTGGTGGTGATGATAGGCATTATTTCTCCTCTCGCCGGCGAGCGGCCGGTCGGCAATGGTTGATGATTGTGGCGGTGCTTAAAATTGAGCGGCGGGTCACCGGTTTGGTGAAAAGGTTTAGGCGGCTCTCTCTTCAACTTCGATAAGCCATTTGGCTAACGAAGAGCGGCGAGCGGCCACGGTGCCGCCTAGCTTAAACGATGGGATGATTCCGTCGTATGAAAGTCGGTAGGCTTGGCGGGGCTTCACTCCCAAGAACGCCGCAATCGCGTTTGCGCCCATCAGCAGGTCGCCCTGGATATTGTCATTCGCAGCCTTCATTTTTTCTCCTCTTGGGGGTTGACACGTTTCGTTTACATGGTGTAGTTTCGAGAGTGGATAGGTTTGCCTTAACCTCATTTTCCGTATAGGACCGTTTTACATTTTTGTCAAGGTTTTTCTCGCCTTGATTGTGCTTGCGCATGCGCCGTGATATCCGTGTGCCTCAAATCAGGAGGTCGCGATGGCGGTAATTAAGAGGCGCAAATGGACAAACGCCAGCGGTGACCACGTAGCCTGGCAGCTCGATTTCACCGACCGCTTTGGAAAACGTCACCGCGAACAGTTCGCGCTGAAACGCGATGCCGAGACTCGCCTTGGCGAACTGCAAGGCACTACTCGCGCCGGCACATACAGGCCCCTCGCCGATCGCGCCGACGTTGCGGAGGCCTGCAAAGAGTTCTGCAAGTACATGGAGGGTCGCCGTGACCGAGGGGAGAAGGTGACGGAAACGTATCTGCGAAGCATCCGGCAGTATTGTGAGAATTATGTCGACCCAGCTGGCGATTATGTCGTTCGCCGGCCCGGAACCAAGAAGAAAGACTCGGTCGGCTTCAAGGGGGGCATAGGCGCAATTAAACTAGCCGATCTCACCGCTGCTCGCGTTGTTAAGTTCCGAGACGACATGCGCGACCATGGCGCCGGCATAGTCACCACTCGTCGCGTACTTGGCACGCTATCGCGGATCCTGAAGCATGCCGTCGAGAAAGACATGGCTGTCCTGAACGTAGCCAAAGGCATACGCGTGACCGGCACGCGCGACGAAGATTCGGAAAAGGTGACGCCGCCATCTAAGGCCGATCTAGCCGCCCTCCTCAAGGCCGCAGATCCGGACTTCAAAATTCGGGTACAATTCGCTGCGGCCAGTGGGCTGCGCGCGTCAGAGCAATGGGCGCTGCGGTGGAAAAACGTGGATCTCGAAACTGGCAAGGTAACCGTCGACAGCCGAGTCGACGCGTTTGGCGGCATTGACACTACGAAGAGTAAGGCCGGGAAGCGGACTGTCCCCATTGGCAAGTCGATGGTTGACGCGCTCGCCGCCTGGCGTGAACGTTCCAAATACAACAAGGACGGAGATTTCGTCTTCCCTGACGGACGCGGAAACTTCACTCGGCATACGAATATGACAAAGCGATTCTGGAACCCGCTCATCAAGGTAGCAGGTATCGATCCGATCGGCTGGCACGCGCTGCGGCATTTCGCCGTGAGCACATGGATCGAAGCGGGCCTCCAACCAAAGGCAGTTCAGACGCTCGCAGGCCACGCCTCTTACGCCATCACGATGAACCGCTACGGGCATCTTTTTCCGTCAGAAGACCACAAAGCCGCATTTGACAAAATCGCTGAGACTTTGGCATAGACGGCACATGGCGGTCACATGGCACGCTGCATATCCTGAGAAATAAGGATTTACCACGCGACTTTTAATCAGTAGGTCCAGGGTTCGAATCCCTGCGCGCTCACCACTGCGCCCTTGCCGACGCCATACTCGCGCGCTCTATTGCCTCCCAGTCAGCGCGGTGCCTGTCGGCCCTCACCTATCATAGTGATCTCTTGCGTTTGCCGGCGGCCTGGGCGAATCTCTGATTCCCATTTCTTGAACTGGCATGTGAAACCGATGAGCAGCAAAATTTTTGAGACCTTGACCGGCATGTACTTCACGATGGACGCCCCCGATGGGAGTTACTCCACTGGTCAAGTGATCCGTCTTGCTGCCGAGGGACTCTATTTCGTTCGGTTCGACGGCAACGAGGTTACATTGCCCCTGGAACTCGTGACAGTCGGCGAGATGCTGGACACCACCGAAGAAGAGTACAAGCTCTGGCGGTTTTTCGACACGATCGAGGAACGGGACACGTGGATCGAATGGCTGGACGCGCCGTCTAAGCCGCGGGTCATCTCGCTTGTGAAGCCGACCAAGTAACACGTTCGAACCTGTGACGAATGGCCAATATCGATCAAATAATCATGTTTGGCGCCGGTCTCTGGATGACAGCGTCAGGCTTTGGCTTCGTTCAGACGAACACTCAAATGCCGTGGCTCGTTCAACTTACAAGGCACTTTCTCTGGATGGGGCCGCTGTTGATCGTTATCGCTGTGGTTCTGCTGTTTGCCCCAAGTTAGCGACATAATTTCCGAATGGCCGTAGATGATGGGACGAAGAGGTGAATTGATTGCGGTGGCAGTGATCATCATCTCCGCCTTTGTGCTCGTGTGGCTGCCATTTGCCTTCGGTTGAACGCTGAAAAGATCAGCATGGCGCTTGGACAGGAGGCACGTCTAATTGGTGAGCGCGTGTCCGTAAACGCGGCTCCGTTTGACGCCGTTATGCCAGTCCGCCGATTCGAGTTAGTCTTTATGCCTTGGTAGCACTACATCCGTGCTGCGGGCTTCGTATAAAAAGCAATAAATCAAATCGCCCTGCACAACCAGAATTGAGCAAATCACTCGCATCAACACGTGGTCTGGAGTAAGCGATATTGAAGCGTAACGTGCGCGCCATGAGACTGCTCGCCCTGGCGGCCATTCTGATCGCAGTGCTGCTGTTGTTCCTGCTCGTATCCGGATTTGCCGATGTCCCCTGTCAGGACGGCACCTGGGACCCGAACAGATATACCTGCGTACATACAGGGGTGACGTCATGAAGGCTGCCCCTCGGCACTCTCGCATGCTATAAGAGATCGATGACCGAAAACGAACAGCAGTACGAGTTTTCCGAGTTCTCCGGCGAATTCGTCGACGACGACATCATGGTCACTATCGGCATATACCGCCCGGCCGGCAGCAACGCAGACTGGACGCTCGAGGTCGTCGATCAAGAGGGATATTCGACCGTCTGGGATGATCAGTTCGCTACCGACCGCGATGCTTTCCAGGAATTTCTGGCGACCGTCCATCGCGACGGGATACGCAGCTTTCTCGATCAGTCGATCCGCACCGTCCATTGACGCTGCTGATCTGCGCCGATTTGCCCCGTCGCCTTCACGACGGCAGGCTCGTTCCGCCCGCAATGCCGCTGATGTGATCAGGACACGGAAAATCGCGCTTGATGTAAATGTGCAAAAGCGCTTTACCTGCCCATGTATTTTTGAAGAGGCGTACCGGAATCGCGGAATCAGACCTTTCTCGCTGATGAAACCGCAGATAGCGTCTCTGCGCAGCTGCATTCTGGCTGCGTCCCCGAATCCAATGAAGGCAACTGGATGAGGGCTTGCCCCGCCATTGTGCGGGGCTTTTTCGTGGCCGATGGTACAGCTCGGGCAACCAATTCGAGGCACCCGACACGGAATCGTCCGCTCTCCCTCATGCCCATAAGGATGCGGTCGCGACGTCCGTTTGTAGCCCATTTTAGTCAGAGAGTAAGCATTGCGCCTCGAAATAGGTTGTGCTGCAATTCGCACTCAACCGGAGTGCTGCCATGTTCGATAATGAAGAGATCGGCATCCCCTGCCCCGAATGCGGCCATGAGACCAGCAGGCCTGTCGCTTGGGTGAAGGCGAACGACGAACTCCCCTGCAGGAGATGTGGGACCGCCATCGTGTTGGCGAACGAAAAGCACTTGATCACGATAGAGCAAGTCGCCCGGAACATGACGAAACTCAGACGATCGCTGGCAAAGTTCCGCAGGAATGCTCGTGGTGCGCGTTGGCACCGGTGA